TGTTTCTTTAGCTTGTCTGTATCAATCACGATCTTCAATGTCTTTCTGGCTTCGCTTATCGCTTTGTCAATCTGTCTATCTGACATGTTCGGTGTGCTGTCAATCTCTTCGATGCGCTTCTGGAAGTCTGTGTCGTCCAGTTCATAAAATTGTGACATCCTGTCCCTGAATGCTTGCAGCTGGTTTTCTGCATACTCCTTCATGTCTGCTTCTGCCTTCAGCTTTTCAAAGTCTTCAATGCTGATTGTGACTTGTCCTTTTAGTTCCATCGCATTCCATCCTCCCTTCTTCTCTTTACATTCAGTTTCAATGTCACTTTCGGAACTCCGATGCCAGCTTTGCGAAGGTATTCTGACAGTCTTGCAAGGTCTGTGACATAATTTTTTTCGTATACGCTGCCATGTATTTCGTCAACGTAGTATTGTTCTTCGTTGCCGTAGATCGTTATGTCATCGTGTGCAGTCAAAAGTGTCTTGATTTGATATGCAAGCGTCTTCCCTGTCCTTCTTCCTTCATGCGGATATGTGATGCCTTGTGACAGGATATATTCTGACTGCCATGTTTCAAGTTTTATTCCCAGCGCGCGTTCGATTCTGTCAAGCGTCTTTTCGTTGCAGCCGTACATGTCAGAATGTAGCTTTGCAACTGCATTTCGTGTCATTGCGTCTGCGCCATATTCATCGCCGTCCGCTAGTGTAAAGGAATACGCCCTGTTTGTTTTTGTGTTTTTGATGTACACAAGATTTCTTTCCAGTGTTCCTTCCGTCTGCCTGATTTCGACTTTCAGATTTTCTTCGTTTTTTGTGATTCCTGTGATTATCTCATACACTCCCATGTTCACACCTCTTTCATCAATTCGTATGTTGCTGCACGATAGTCCTGCGTCACGATGCAGTTCTTTGAAAACTTCGGAAGCGGCACTTGTGCGACTGTTGACTTCTCTGCGATTATCGATCGCCTGATCGCTGTCGCGAAGCAATCGTGTCCTGACTGT